TGAAAAAAACCAAGCGAGATTGAGATTAATGTCAATCTTTCTGACATCAGTAGGCATGTCAGTAAACGAGTTCTATGCAATTGGCATACAAGGCACAATTGCTCTGCAAGGCAAATATTCGTACGAATTAGCCAGTAAACTTCACAAGTACAGTGGAATTGTTACTGAACAAGGTTATGTGAGGTTCCAAGTTAGTAAGCACATTTATGTAACCCTAACGTAATTAGCCATGACATTAAGAGAGTACATATTTCACCTGCAAGAGTTTGCTAAAAAAGACAAACGCACATTAGACCTTCCGGTTGTATATTCGGTAGATGACGAAGGCAATGATTTCAAGGAGGTATTGTTTAACCCGACATTGATGAAGTTGACCAATGGTTCGGTAGATTTCATCGAAAGAGGTGAGCAATTTGATGATCGTTTCAAAGTTTGTATCAATTAAAAAAAAAAGTTATGGAAAAAGTATTTGCAGTAGTACATGTAACCGGTTATACAAGTGAATCAGAGGTTCAAGTATTCCGAAATGAAGAAGATGCACAGTTTGTGTTTGCATTATGGCTCAAAGACAACTTTGGAGTGTGGTTGCAAGATAAGTTAAACTTGACTATCGAGCAATGTTTGGCACTGCCAGAGGTAGAACGTGATGAATATGACATCAGAGTTGATGGTAGATTTGACATCACTTGGGATTCGTATGAGGTTTATGAGAGAATTTACATTCAAGAACTAATTGTCAATATATGAAAGCAAGAGTAGAGACATGGTTGAATAATATCGAAAACGGTAAGATTCGCAGTAAGACAGAACGCATACTAGATTGTATCATTCGGCATGGTGCAAAAGGTATCAGCACAGACGAAATGAGAACGAAACTTGGAATAGCACATCAGACACTAACTGGTGTGCTTTCGGTTTTGAATGATTCCGGAACAATTCAAGTAATCGGAACGCACCAGAATCTAGGAAGTTCGAATGTGTACTCGATATATGAGTTTGTTTCGGATCCGCATGACAGATTGAAGTTGCAGCATTACAGGGAGAGAGAGAAGGTGTTACTATGGTTGAAAAAAGGCATCGTAGATTACGAGCATTTTTGTTCGCCACTGGTAAGAAACGTATTGTATGAGAACTACAATAAGATTAAGAAGCAACCGATAGCAGAGCCAATTCAGTTGACACTTTTTAATGAATAAATTTCGAACTTCATGTTCGGTATACAAAATAATGTCGTATATTCACAGCATAAAACAAAACAAAGTATATGGAAAAATCAGTAATCAAGTGTGTGCATTCTAGCACATTACGACTAGGTGATATTGTCATCTGGCGAGGTAGTTGGGGTAAGGACTTGCCACAACAAGCAACAGTTCAGTCAATTGAAATTGGAGACCACTGCACGATGGTAGACGAGGTAGATTGGCATCAGTTAACAGATAGATCAGTAACCGTAGTACTAGACAACGGACACTGGGCGTATGGTTTTCAATTAGCACCTGCAGTATGAAAAAGTTTCACATCACGTATTTTGTCGAAAGACAACCGCTATTGATTAGTGGTAAAACGGTGTATGCAGAGAGTATTGTATACGCCATAGGTAAGTTTCTACAGATGAACGAAGAAGTGTCGGTAGAAGATATTCATTACGCAATCGAAATTTTTGAATCATGAGTAAAATAGCACTAGAGTACACAGTAGATTGTCCACATTGCGACAATGGTCAAATTGAAGTCGGACCAACTTGCTTCAAACCTGCTTCCGAATGTTGTGGTGGTTGTTATAACACTGAAACATGTGAGGAATGTGATGGTTTTGGTGAGTTCACAAGAACGCTTGACGAGGACCAGATACGAGAATTGTTAAGCATTTTAGAAGAACGAGATTCAGAATCATTTTTTAGACATCTGAAACAAATATGAAATCCAAGACCAAGCAGTTAACAGTTCACATGTCATATACTGATGAACTAGATTTGATTAAAGGTTTGGAAGCAATACGCAAACAGATCATGGCTCGACAGACAAACAATGCATCCGGTAGAATCGGAGATGTATCTTATGATTGGCATTACATGTTTGTTGGTTATGATAACTGGCGAGAAGAAGAGATAAATGGTCAATGGTGCCGAGTATATCAATCAAAAATGAATAACAAATGAGTAGAGATTTGCCTTACTTCAAGTTTTTTACAGGCGAATGGTTGAACGGAGACATAGTTTTAGAGGATTACGAACTGCAAGGCATATTCGTCAACCTATGTGCGTTTTACTGGCACAGGGACTGTGATTTGACAATCGAACAGGCATGTAAAAAGTTGAGGATAGTAGAAAGTAAAATATGGGATCTGGCAGGTGCCGGTGTTTTAGAGATTGACGAGAACATGGTTCGCATTCGTTTCCTAGACGAGCAGAAAAACGAGTTTTTTGTTCGCAAGAAGAAATTGTCTGATGCAGGTAAAAAGGGTGCTGAAATCAAGGCTATGATGAAAGAAGAAACCACCCTTCAACCACCCTTAAACCACCCTTCAACAATAAGAGAAGAGTATAGAGAAGAGTTAAGAGAAGAGGAGATAAGAGAAGATATTACGCCTAAAGGCGAGGCAATTAATTTTAAGGCATTATTGGATTATTTCAACAAGGTATATGGTAAAAAGTGTACTGTGATTCCCGATAACGCCAAGAGGTCGTTTAACGCACGTATCAAAGAAGGTTATACAAAGGAGAATATCCGATATGCTATGGACAATGTTAGAATAGATGCATTTCACAAGGAGAACGACTTTAAGTATGCTTCAATCTCGTATTTCAGCAGGTCAAAAACGCTAGACACGTATGGCCAGAAAAATGATGTTCAACCTAAAAAGTATGTACCAAGATGAGTTTTGAAAAAATATCGAGTAAGCCATTGGAGTTGTTGTTTGGTATAATAATGACTTCAAGAAAAGATGAATCAGCACGTTTGTTTAGGATCATTAAGCAAGAGTGGTTGGAAACTGAAGAGCAAAAGCAATTGTACCAGTTAATGTCGGAATTGTTTGACACTGGAGAGGAAGTAAACCTGTTGACAGTTGGCACCACTTCAATGAAGAAGGAAGGTGGTAAAAAATTGGTGATATACGCATCTAAATTGACAGGTGTTCCGGCAGGTATTGATTACCACAATGTAGGGCATGTCATAGAAATGATTCGCTACAATTATGTCAGCAAAGGAGCAAAGGAGACAATGTTGGAATTGCATAGAATTGTGTCGTCAGATGACATAGACTTTGATAAGTACATTGACTTGATGAATAACGCAATTGTGAAGTTCAACAAAGAGGTGTATGTTGAAGAAAATGGATTGACTGATGTGATACGTGATGTACTTGACCGGCATGATCGAGCAAGAATGGGTGATCTAGGTGGTATCCTGCTTGGTTTCAAGAATCTGAATAAAGATGTAATCTTGGAACCTGTGGATATGATGGTAGTAGGTGCAAGACCGGCAATGGGTAAGACATCGTTTGGTGTTGCAGCACTTTGTCAATTGGTATTTCACGAAAAACGCAAGGTTGCATACTTCAATCTAGAAATGAGTAACAATCAGATTATGAGGAGAATTATTGCAAACTTGACAGGCATAGATTCCAACAAGATTAAGTATGGACAATGCAGCAGTGATGAATTGATGCAAATTCACAGAGTAATATCGATGCCCGAAATGAAGAACATTACTTTGTATGAAGGTAGTCAGACAATTCAGCAAATGAAGATGAAGTTGACCGAGTTGAAGCATTCAGACAAAGTAGAGGTATTCATTGTAGACTATTTGCAGAAAATTGCACCAGAAAGAGGCAAGACAAGGTACGAACAAGTAACCGAAGCATCTAATGGCATCAAGTATATCAGTCAGAACATGAAGATACCTTGCATAGCATTGGCACAGTTAGGTAGAGATGCAGGTAAAAGTGGTAGTAGACCGATATTGCCAGACCTTCGTGAATCTGGTGAGATTGAGCAAGATGCATCGATTGTGGCATTTTTGCATAGACCGGAGTACTATGGACATGATACAGACGAAAATGGTCAAAGTACAGAAGGTAAAGCCGAGTTCATAATTGCCAAGAATCGAGAAGGAGATACGCCAATTTTGAAATTCAACGTAGATCTGAAAACTAGTCAATGGACAGAGGATGGTGAACAAAGGCATCAGTTTCAGCAGGTCGAGACATACAGAGGTTTCCATGAAGATAATCCGTTCTAATGAAGAAGTGTAAAAATTGTAGGCAAGAATTTAAGCCAAGATACAGTACTCTGGAAAAGTATTGTTGGGATCCGGACTGCAAGACTATCGAAGCAATGCAGTTGGTGTCAAAAAATAAGAAGAAGGAAGAACAGGACTGGGCGAAAAAAAAAGCACAGATCAAGCAGTCATTGCTTACGACATCAGACTATTTGAAGATGGCACAACAGGTGTTCAATGGTTATGTTCGATTGAGAGATGCCGGAAGTATGTGCATATCCTGTGGAAGAAAGCCATTGAAGGAGAATGCAGGGCATTTTTTCAGTCAAGGTGGTCATGGAAGTGTGAGATTTGATGAAAGAAATTGTCATTTGCAGTGTGAACACTGTAATACGTATTTGAGTGGTAATTTGATCAGATACAGGGAGAACTTAATTAAGAAGATTGGTGTACCAGAATTTGAAGCATTGAGCCAACTGGCATACGAAACAAAGAAGTGGAGCAAGGAAGAAGTACAAGAACTAATCAGTAAATACAAGGAAAAATGCAAGACATTGAAAAAGTAATTGAAGAAGTAACCACAGTAGTCGAGTGGTACAAGGAATTGCCAAAAGACTATAGCAATATCGAGGATTTGATGTATGCAAGAAAAGTGTTGTGTGGTAATTTGTTCATGTTGTCGGTGCAACTGGGAAAGGCAAGGCAACAATGGAAGGAATGTGAGTTCACTACAGAATCTGTCCGTAGAAAGACAATGGCAGAAATGCTTGAAGAAGGTCTAGCAGTAGGTAAGGCAGATGCATACGCAAGAGCCGATAGTTTACTAGCAATGGAAGCAGAAAATGTAGCAGAATCCTATTACCACATGTTGAAGTTTATGATAGATGCTACGCAGGAAGTAAACAACACAATGATGCAGCACATCAGCACATTGAAAAAGGAGAGAGAAAATAGTCCACAGTATACCTAGAAAATGAAAAAAGTAAATTGGTACGCAGTGTTGTTTGTGGGATCAGCAATAGCAACAGTATTACTGGTCAGCATGTTATCGAGTATGTAAAAAAAAACGAAAAAAAACGAAAAAAAACTTGCATATACAAAATTACTTCGTATATTTACATCGTAATCATAAAACAAAACAAAACATGAAAGTACCCGAAATTAAGATCAGTTACAAGATGGACAAGGTTAAGCCATCAGAGTTGTACAAAGTAACTAGCAGCCAAAATGGCTATGATGCATTAAGACAGATATTTGATGCTGACACATTTGGTTGGACAGAGGAAGCAATAGTTCTATGCTTGAATCGTGCTAACAAGGTTGTAGGTTTCTACAAGTTGTCAAGTGGTGGTGTAGCCGGAACTATTATGGATCCGAAAGTGGTGTTCACAGTTGCACTCAATTGTGGAGCATCTTCGATAATCTTGTCGCACAATCACCCTAGCGGAAATTTGCAGCCCAGTCAAGAGGACAAGAATGTTACCGAAAAAATTAAGGCAGGTGGCAAATTGTTAGACATCACATTACTCGATCACATTATTGTAACTGAAGAAGGTTACTTCTCATTTGCAGATGAAGGTTTACTATAAAAAAAAGTTATGGAACTAATCGAAATTGGAAACGACATCTGGCAGGTGATCAGATTAAGCACCGGAGAAGTATTGCACGAAGGTGATTGTGGTAGTTGTGAGGACTACATGTACAAGATATTTCTAGGAATGACAGGAATCTAAAAAAAAAGTTATGACACAGTTCGAAGAAGCACAGGAACAAGTAAGACAAGGTTTGTTGAAAGCACCTAATGTAAGCACTGCAGAAGGTAATATAGATTACTTTGGCTATCAGTTGGCAGTGCATCACTTCAATATGAAGTTGATGGCAAAGGGAATGAAATTCAGAGGAATCAAGTTCACTGACATTAAGAAGTATTATGGTCTCAAAGGCAAGTCAGCAAAAGATTGTTTGCTTCAATTTGAGGAAGTAATGGAAAAGTATAAATTAAGTATCACCAAATAAAACAAAACATGGAGAACCTAGCAAAAGCCGTAAATGCGGTTATGAATGAAGTCAAGGGAATTGACAAGTCATTAGTTGTGGGATCTGGTGCGATGTCCTACAAAGGAGTGCCAGACCAAGAAGTAAAAAAGGTAATAGGTCAAGCAATGCAAAAGCATGGACTAGTTATGTTACCGGTAGCAATCGAGCCAAGTGTACACACAAGCGAGTGGGAAGAGACCACGAACTATGGTGTCAAACGTAAGCAAAGCGTGTTCACAGAGGTAAGAACAAAGTATCTGCTATTGCATACAAGTGGTGAGAGCATTGAAGTTTGTGGATATGGACATGGTGTTGATTCACAGGACAAAGGTGCCGGAAAAGCCACAACGTATGCATTAAAGTACGCATTATTGTATATGTTCATGGTGCCAACAGGTAAAATAGATGATGCAGACACTACGCATTCAGAAGAAATAGCAACGCCACAGGCAAAGCAAAAAGCACCAGAAAAAGCAGTCAAGAAAAAGTCAAAGATTCCAAACGAAAGGTTTGACAAAGCAGTAGCATTGATTGATGCAGGTGAGTACACAGAAAAAGCATTGTTAGCCACATTTGAACTAACGCCAGAGCAACAAGAAAAATTAAGTAACCGTAAAACAGAAAGCAAAGATGAACAAGAGCAGGTATCTGAATGAAGCAGGTCAGTTAAGATTAAGACCTAGTGCAATAGGAAATATCATGGCAAATGGTAAGTCCAAAGGAGAGTTATCAGTAGGTGGTAAGACGTATATCAAGACATTATTCAAGAAGGTGTACTTGGGATATGAGGATGAACTATCTGGTAAGGAAATCGAGAAAGGAATCACGCAAGAGGATGAAGGAATAGAGTTGTTGAATCTTGTATATGACAAGAAGTACAAGAAGAACATGATTACAATGGATGCCGACATCATGCGAGGTACCTGTGATATACTTGCAGACGAGTACATTCGAGATGTGAAGTTGTCATGGTCGAAAAAGACCTTCCCTTTGTTTAAAGAAGATGCAGGTAGTTCGCTATATGAATGGCAGTTGAGAGCATACATGATGTTGTACGACAGAGAGCATGCATACTTGGACTATTGTTTGATAGAAACGAATCCGACATTGATTCCGGCATGGGAGCCACTGGAGTTGCATAAGGTCAATGACTTGCCATTGAATATGCGAGTTACGACATTGAGATATGATCGAGACTACACATTGGAAAGTCAGATCATTGACAGAATCGAGTTAGCAAGACTAGAATGGGAGAACTTAAAATCACAATTTAATATCAAGTAAAATGGCGAAAATCACAGGAAAAATCCTAGCAATAGGTCAAGTACAACAAGTATCTGAAAAGTTTCAGAAATTGGAGTTCATTGTAGAGACACAGGAACAGTATCCACAGACGTATCCAATACAGTTGTCGCAGGACAAAGTGGAGATAATCAAGTTCTACAAGGTAGGCTCAATCGTTGATGTAAATATCAATATCAAAGGTCGAGCATGGCAGAATCCAAACACATTGGAGACGAGATACTTTGTAACTTTGGAAGCGTGGTCGATGTCCTTCAAGCAAGAAGGCGGATCCGCACCAGAAAACGCACCAGAAAGACCGACTGGCAGAGCAAAAGGCAACATAGAGCAGAACTTTGAGGAAGAAGCAATCAGAGGAATGCAGGAAGATGATGATGACTTACCGTTTTAATAAATAGATCATGAAGATAAAAGATATATCAGAATTGAGTACAATTGCAGACGATGTTGTCGCAGTAATTGAAAAGCACTTGGCAAAAACAGGTGAGACACCTACAGGATTCGCAAATAAAGTAGGAGTTCACCCACTGCAATTGCTAGGTTTTTTAAGAAGAGAACGAGGTATGCACATTGATACTATCGAGAGAATCGGAAAAAGAATGAAGGAGAGTAAGGTGTAATAACCTTACTTTTTTTCGTTTTTCTTGTCGGGTATATCCAATTACTTCGTATATTTACATAAGAAACAAAACAAAACACACATGAAAGATTTAGTAATGCACAATTTAGCCAATCCGGCACACCTAGAAGCAGTAGGATTAGGCAAAGTATGGAAGTCCTATGCAGATAATTGTTCTAGAGAGGACATTATGGAAGTAGGCTTCAATTCACGCAGTGGATATGTCTACATAGCGTTGGAGAACGGAATCTCAATTTGTTCAATGCTCGGAAGAGATGTTGAATATCTAGTTACTGATTTTGAAACTGGAGAGGAGTTTTTCTTTGACGAATATTCAGAAGCAGAGGAATCAGATGTATTCAGTAATTAAGAAGAAATCAAGAAAGATAGGTCATTGCGACCTATTTTTTTGTAAAGTCCGTAAGGATGTGTATATTTGTTCAGTAGCCATTTCATTCATGTGCTATGTTTTGTTTTAAGCAGGGTGGTGTACTATGTATGCCGCCTTGTTTTTTTTTAGAGAAAAAATTATGAAAAGAACATTGAAAGTATTAAGATTGACGATAGGATTGTGCCTATTGCCTTTTGTATTTGCAGTCTATTTGTTGGATCGTATTGCTTCCGGCATACTGGCACCGAACTATGCTCACCCTGCATTCACGATGTGGTGTCAGCCAAAGTATGGATTGCTTGGTTTTTTAAGAATAACAATTTTAACAATAATTTCAGCAGTAATATGGATGCTACTATGAACATTAAAGAAAGAAGTATCTCCGAACTAAAGGGAGCAGACTACAATCCTAGAAAGTTAAACATGAAAGACTACAAAGGATTGAGAGACAGTTTGAAAAAGTATGGCTTCTTGGATCCTGTATTAGTCAATATGTTTGAAGGAAGGGAGAACATAATTATCAGTGGTCACCAAAGGTTGAGAGCATGGAAGGAACTGGGACATGAAACGGTACCAGTAATTGAATTGAATCTGCCAGAGGAAGAGGAAAAGGAATTGAATATCCGAATGAACAGGAGTGCAGGTATGTTTGACTTTGAAAAGTTAGGCATGATGTTCTCCAAAGACAAGTTGGAAGAAATTGGTTTCAATCGATCAGAATTGGAAAAAATTGAATCAGAATTTGAAAGATCGTTGAAGCAGTTTGACAATAACAACTGCGAGTATCCGATTGTACCAAAGTTTAATGAAAAGTATGACTACATGCTTATTGTTTGTGAAAATGACATGGACAATTTGAGGTTAAGAACGACACTGGGAGTGGATAAGATGAAATCGTACAAGAACTACAAGAACGAAAAGGATAAGATAGGAAAGGGATATGTCCTGCCATACAAGGAGTTCATGGCTAAATTCGTAGAAGGTGATGGAAATTTGTAAGCCAATAATTTTAAGTCATAAGAGAGCAAAGACAATTGTTACTCACAAGACAGTAGCAAATTCCGCAGTTTGTGTACCAGAATCACAGGTAGAAGAGTACAAGCAGTATGTGGATTGCGAGATCATTGCACACCCCGATGATGTGATTGGATATGCAGCAAAGGTAAAGTGGATATACAAGCAGTACCCGAACGTGTTCATGTTGGATGATGACATGGATTATTTGTTGAACCTGTATGATGATGGTAAGAAACCGCACGTGGATCCGGTTGACATTTATTATTTGATTCAGTCCAATGCTGATGTTGCAAGACAATTAGGAGTAAAGTATTTCGGATTCGGTAAAATGAACAAGCCATTGATGTACAAAGGTTTGAGACCACTGGAACTGACTGGATTTGTAATAGGTGGACAGATGGGATTTCTTGAAGGATTTCAGATGGATGAAATGCCTGACGATGTGATAGGATCTACAGATTATTTTTTGAGTGCGTTGAATGCACACTACAATAGAATGACCTACATAGACCAAAGATTTGCATTCTGCAGTAAGGGTGGTACATTCAAGAGTGAAGGTGGCATGGCAGACATTAGGGATCTGGAATCGGAAAAGAAAGATTTGTTGGAATTGAGAGCAAAGTTTGGTGATGCAATCGAGTTGAAGAAGTCAACTGCATTGAGAACATTGCAGCACCAGTATGAAAGAACACTAAAAATACCGTTTTGATGAAAAAGTCGCTACAGGAGTTCTATGAGAAAAAGAACGAAGAACATGGACTATCTGGCAAAGGATGTGCGTGGGACAATGAACAGGCATGTGCTACTCGATACGAGATAGCATGTAGTATGCTAGAACAGGCAGAAATGACAATTGCCGAGTTTGGTGCAGGTAATGGAGTGAACAGTTTCTATTTTTATGCATTCAACAAGAACAGGTATATTGGTATTGAGCCATTGCCATTTTTTTACGAATGGTTGGAAACTAGATTAGGACACTATGATGCATGTAAAGTGGTGAATGAAAGTATCCAGTCGTTTGCCCAGAAATGGAAGAATGTTTATGGATTCAGTAGAGACTATCAGTTTGACTATGCAGCATGTATAGGAGTGTATTATTTGAAGTTAGATGCGGATCCGGAAGAGTATTATCAAGAAGCACTGGAAAGTATCAAGAACATGCTTGAAATGTCAAAAGTAGGATTGATATTCAATGGCTTTCAAGATTGTGTGGATTTCAAAGATGATGATCAGTTTTACTTCAATATGCCTAGATTGTTGGCAGACATCTACAAAATGGGATACAGTAGAATGGAATTGATCAGCAGACCAGACCTAAACAGGTATGAATTTTTTCTGAAAATATTGAAAAAATAATTTGGTATAAACACAATTATTCCGTATATTTACTTGTATAACAAAACAAGTATTATGAGTGAACAATTTAACCCAATGACCAAAGGTGGCTACAATCTTTATCATGTAGTCAGTGCCTTTCAAAAGTATGTCCGCAGAGGCATGGAACATGAAGCAATGTATATGGGAACCGAGATGTTGATTTCGGGATTTCATAAGTATGCATGGTATCGAATGCGAGTAATAGCATCGGAAGATGTAGGACTAGCAAATCCAATAGCATGTGTACAAGTCAATGCTTTGTATCAGACATTTATGGATTTCCAAAAAGACAAGCGAGAAGGTGCTGCTCAACTCGTTTTTTGTCATGCACTAATCTTGTTAGTGAGAAGTCCAAAGTCAAGAGTAATTGACAATCAATTCTGTAAGTATGTAGATTTAAGGCACATGATTCATCCGGTAACGATTCATGATTATTGCTATGATCAATTTACTGATGTTGGCAAAAGGTTAGGTCGTGGAGATCAGTTCTTCTTTGATGAATCTGCCAAACTCAATAACATTCCGGATGATATGTACGAGGATGAAATGAAGTTGCACAAGGAATTGGAACAGATGTACCAATGGAAGAAGGAGAAGAAAAAAGTATCTTTACACAATCCGAATATGAATTTGTTTGACCAAGACTAAAAAAAAGTTATGACAATCACAGAGTTAAGAGAACAGGCAGAAGAAATGATTCAGTGTGGTAATTCGAAAGAAATTGCATTTGGATCTGGAATGTTAAAAGTAATAGAAAGTATTGATCAGCATCAAGTCCATGAATTATGGATGGATGATCTAGAAAGTACAGAATTTGTAATCAAATATGATGATTTGTATGGAGAGTAGGAGAAAAGCATTGGTTATTGTAGCACACAATGACGATGAAGTGTTAGGTTGTGGTGGAACAATCAAGCAGATGAGGTCTACAGGTTGGGATGTTGGTGTTTTGATTATGACATTAGGCACAATGGAAAGAGGTGAGATACCAGACTTTTCGCAATTGATGGAGCAAAGTTACAATGCATCTGTTCATCTAGGTGCCGGACCAAAAATTGATAGTCAGACATTTGGACACTGGGGAGTATTCAAGGAAAAGTTTGCAGACCAAAGACTTGACGAGTACAATGAGATAGATGTAACGAAGAGAATTGAAATGCACCTAGAAAGGTTTAAGCCGGAAGTAGTGTTTACGCATTTTGAATCAGACGTGAATAAGGATCATGAAATCGTAAGCAAATGTGTGAAGGTGGCATGTCGTATGCAACCAAGTACCTATGTTGATGCAATTTACGAGTTCCCTGTATTGAGTAGTAGCAATCATAACAGTGTTCGATTTGCACCAGATTTGTATGTAGAATTGAATGAAGAAGAGTTAGCAGCCAAAGTAGCAGCAATGCAGTGCTACAAAATTGAGTACACTGGCATGAGACGAGAAGAACACATTCGAATTACTGCAATGGCATACGGTATTGATGTGGGATATAAGGCTGCAGAAGTGTTCCGTACTGTGAGGAGAAGGCAAAAAAACTTTGATAAATGACGAAAATAACTACAAAATTATTTTGTATATTCACTTCAATGTCGTATCTTTACTAGGTAAACAAAACATAAAACACATAGTTATGGGATTCTTTAGTTGGAAAACACAAGACACAAGCAAGTCAATTGCTAATCACTATTCAAGACGCAAAACATTTGGAGTATGGCTTCTTGATGACAAAGGAAACAAATGGTTCGAGCCAAATTATGAAGGCTATGGCATGTTTGGAGGTAAGGACTTCTACGTGCTACTCGCAGAAATGAATGGATTCTACGAGAATCAAGATGTAGATCCGGACATGGAATACGGAAGATTGAGAGACGAAGGTATCAGACTAGCATTCAGTGGTAAAAAGTTCAAGTCTCCGAACTTGGTTCAGCACATACAAGAGTGGGAGTACAAGGAAGATGAGCCAAAAAGTTGTGAGTATCAAGGTTATTTCTATTGATGAAAACAGTAAATAGCATATCCGGAGGTCAGACATCTGCTTATATAGCCGCAAACTATAAGGCAGATGTTAACCTTTTTGCGTTGGTTCGTACCAATGATAAGTCGTGTTTGTTCCCAGACAAGAAGTTGAGACAGATGGTATCAGACAAAATAGGCACTGAATTTATCGGCACATTGGAAGATGACATAATCATTCACACAATGTTTGACCTAGAGCAGTTTCTCGGATCTGAAATCATTTGGGTTACTGGTAAGACATTTGAAGATTTGATACGAGATAAGGGTGGCTGGTTGCCTAATTTGGTGTCAAGGTATTGCACTACAAATATGAAGTTGGTGCCAATGTTCGAATGGTGGTATCACAATGTAGGAGAACCTGTTGAGACCAGAATCGGATTCAGAGCAAATGAATTAAGCCGAGCAGACAGAATGGTAGCCAAGACTGATGAAAATGGATTGTCAGTAATCAAGGCAACAGTCAGTAAGCACCCTAGTGGAAAGAACAAATGGCAGGAATTTGCATGGCAGAAACCTGTTTTCCCTTTGATAGAAGATCAGATATACAAGGACAACATTGTCAAGTATTGGAATGACAAGCCGGTGAGATTCGCATACATGAATAATTGTGTTGGATGTTTCCACCGGAACGAGATATTGTTGAACAAGATGTTTGAGTTGCACCCTAACAAGATGGAGTGGTTCAGAATGCAGGAGAACAATCAAGGTGGAGCAGGAAAGGGAACGTGGAAGAAAGGTATCACCTATGACAAAATCAAGAAGCACAGAATGCAAATAGAACTTGCACTAGAGGACTTCAACGAATGTGATAGTGGATATTGTGGATTGTAAAAAAATTTGTCATGATAGAACCGAAGGAAAAAGCAAAGCAATTACGAAGTAAATATGGTAAACTGGCACTGCACGTAGCCAAAGACATACTAGACGAGGGATCCGTTGGAATCACAAGAAGTCAAGAGTTGATAGCATTTTTAAGATATTGGAAATCAGTAATAAATGAAATATGAATCAGACATACGAAAAAGTTTTGCTAGTTTTGGCAGGAATGGGAATAATGGGACTTGTACTTAAATTGATAGAAGCAATATGAAAGTAATGATTACACAGCCAAGATACTTACCAAGTATGGAGCATTTGGTGAGAATTGGATCAGTAGACAGAATAGTTTTGTTGGATCAGACCGAGATAAACACTAGGGACTACGAAAACAGGGCAAAATTGCAATGTAATGGACAGGATAAATGGTTGACAATACCTGTAACCAAAGGAACGAAAATTGCAGAAACCGTAATCACTGGAGAGTTCAAGGCAGACCACAAGAACAAAATCAAGGAGTACTACGGAAAAGACTTTGAGTTCTATGATCAGTTATGTGAGTACGAAGGTACCAGTTACGCCCAGTTCATGATCGAGCATTACAAGGCAATGGTGAAGTACTTGGGAAAGAGGACTGAAATTGTCATGAGATCAAATTTGACCACAAAAGAAGTAACAGGTAAGGAAGAAATCCGAGAAATCCTGCAAATTTGTAGAGCAAAACAGTACTTGACCGGTAGTAATTGCCTAAAATATGGAGTAACACCGGAGTATTTGAATGAAATTGGAGTAGAATTGAAGATGATTACGTTCATAGATGAGGTACAGAAATACCAAGAATTGTTAAACATGGATGTCAGATATAGCGTAGTAGACACATTATTGAGATAAGATGAAAAAGATAAAACGAACATTGCAGAGAATGAAGTACCGGATAGTCCTAACAAAGCATGAGAGAATCATGATGCACATAGGATCAATGACCATACTGGAATCGCAACAGAATAGAAACTTTCGTAGATCGTTGTTTAGAACTTCATTCGCAGAAGAGTTCATTCGACTGTTACGAGTAAAATGACAAAGATGACACCTAAAAAAAGGAAGCAACTGCAAGATGTGTTTGTAGAAGCACTGCTAAATTCAGCAGGAAACATAAGTCATGCTTGTAAGAAGGTAGGCATAAGTAGAAATACCTACTATGAATGGAGAAAGGAAGAAAAGGAATTTGACAAGGCATGTGAAGAACAACAGGAAGCAATCATTGACCTAGTTGAGACCAAGTTAATGACCAACATACAGGAAGGTAAGACTGCCGAGATTATTTTTTTCCTAAAGACCAAAGCCAAGCACAGAGGATATGTTGAGAAACAAGAAGTGGAAATCAAGAAAGACATGCCAGATTTGAGTGGATTGTCTACACAGGAGATGTTGGAATTGTTGAAAGAGGATGAACAATAGCAAGGAAGCAGTAAAGCAATACTTAAGACAGGAAATCGCTAGAAGAGACTTTTGGCGATTTTGTTTGTATATGGATAGAGAGTTCTTCGAATCAAGAGAGTTCCTAAAGGAAATTGCTGATGCCTTCCAACAAGTAGAAGAGAAAATCATTAAGTCCCTATCTGTAAGTATGCCGCCACGTGCAGGAAAGTCCTACATAACTTCATTGTTTTGTGCGTGGACACTGGGTAGAAATCCAGATAAGTCAGTAATGAGGAACACATGTACTGCAACCTTGTATATCAAGTTCAGTTACGATGTACGAGCAATCCTAAAGCATGACCGGTATGGACAGGTGTTTCCAAATGTAAGATTGTCTGATGATAAGGCAAACCTGCAAGGGTGGAATACAAATCACTCAAAGATGGTAGGATACTTTGGAGCAGGTGTAGGTGGTACAATCATTGGTTTTGGTGCTAGTAACGTAGCCATTACGGATGACTTGTATCGAGGTATGGAAGATGCACTATCAGATACACAGAATGATCGTATCCTGCAATGGAAGGAAGCAACACATGATTCACGTTTTGAAACTGGTTGTGCTAGAATTGACATAGGAACAAGATGGTCAATCAGAGATGTTATTGGTAAGCAAATGGATGATGGGATATATGACAAGAGTATTGTTGTACCTGCATTGACCGAAGAAGGAGAAACATTCTGTGAATCAGTAATGACAACAGATGAGTACCTAGAGAAGAAGAAGAGGACAGAAAATTCTATTTGGTTAGCAGAGTACATGCAGCAACCTATTGATGTAGAAGGTCGTCTATTTAGGGATCTGAAATATGTAACTAAAGAAGAGTTTGCACTAATCAGCAAGACTACTGATGTTGCTGGTAATGAAGTGTCCAGAATCGAGGGAGCAGTAGCATACATTGATGTGTCCGACATGGGTAAAGACTTCACTTCAATGGCAGTAGCAGTGGTAATTGGTAAGCAATTGTACATTGTTGACTACCTGTTTAACCGAGATAATACGGACATTACAATTCCGATGTGTGCCGAGAAGTTAAAGAAATGGAATGTATCTTATGTCAGAGTGGAAAGTAATTCAATGGGAGCCATGTTTGCTAGACAACTGCAAACAATTACAGAAACCAAAGTACTGCAAGTGTACAATAGCACGAACAAAATTACTAGGATCATTATGAACGCAGGATATATCATGAACAACATGAATTTTGTTAAGAATGATAACGCAGATAGTGAGCAATTTATGCAAAATGTGGTGAGTTTCAGTAAGGAAGGAAAGAATAAACATGACGATGCACCAGATTGTTTAGCAGGATTATCTATATTTGTTCAGTCCATGTTTAGGAATTTAGTATAAATTTGTAGGTAAATGATGTTATGAAATGTTAGATAATACGAATAATTGGAACTTTCTCGAGAATCTGTTGGGGTTTAACTTCAACAGAAACCGTAGATATATTGAGCAATTCCGTCAGTATTTGCCTTATCAGAATCAGATATGGGGAGTAAAACAGGCAGTATGGATTGACACTAATCATGCATACCGACATTACTTGGATATACCGGAGTTACGTGCAGTAATCGACAAACGAGCATCAATGATGTCTGCTGCAATGCCATGTCTTTACGACAAGGATGGAAACAAGGTCGAGAAGCATTGGATATATGACTTGATAGCAAAGCCAAATCCTACACAGTCTTGGAGTGATGTGATATACTGCTTGTCTGTTAATGATGCCCTTTATTCAAACTCATTTGCATTCGCACCTGCAAGAACACTAGGAGTAAGGAACTTGATTGTTCCGTTACCCAGTCATAAGATGCAGATTAAGTTATCTGGCAAGACACTGAAACAAATGGACATAGATGGCTTGATCGAAGGATACAAGTTTGCTTATGATGACGAGTATTACGAGAACTTCACTGTTGAGGAGATTTTGTACCTATGCACAACAGATGGAATGAACATAATCAATCCTTCGTCAAAGATTGAAACACTAAAGTACCCTTTGTCAAATATCAAGGCAGCATACAACAAAAGGAATGTATTGTTGGAGAATCTTGGAGCAATAGGAATCCTGTCTGCACAGAAAACGGATATGGCAGGAGCAATGCCAATGGATCCACAAGAGAAGAAGAACATTCAGATGGACTGGTACAGACGAAGCAAGGATGAATTGATAATCACCGAAGCACAAGTCGATTGGAAGCCTATGTCCTTTCCCACTAGGGATTTGATGTTGTTTGAGGAAATGACTGCTGACAAACTAGCAATCATTGATGCATACGGATTGAATGCCAACCTGTTTTCAAGTGAGCAAGGTAGTACGTTCACCAATGTACGAGATAGTATCAGAATGGTGTATACTGACACAATCATTCCGGAGACACAACAGATGTATGATGCAATCTGCCAACAATGGGGACTGTCTGACGAAGGTTATTACCTAGAAGCAGACTTTGGTCATTTGAAGGTATTACAAGAGGATGAGGAACGAATTGCACGAGTTCAAAGCACAAAGGCAGACACTTTGCAAAAGATAATCAATATGGGAGTACCTTTGTCAGAGGAAGAAATTCGTACTATGATGGATATTTAATGTATATTTGAGCATGAAAAAGGAAATAAGCAAGTACTCAATTAAGTCAACTGGCGAGATAAAGGACATGTCTACCGACAAAAGAGAGGTAGCAATTTACTTGTCAAAGTTTGGAAACATTGATAGTGATGATGATATGATCCAAAAGGGAGCATTCACCAAAAGTATCATTGAACGTGGTCCAGAAAGTGCATCCAACAGAAAGGTTGCATTTTTGCGTTACCATGATTGGGAGCATCAGATAGGTAAATTCTTGACCTTACAAGAGGATGATTTTGGATTGTTTGCAGTAGCCAAATGTGGTATGAGTACCAAAGGTGAGGATGCATGGCAGGATTATCAAGATGG